GGTCTATGTCCTGTTTTCCATGCGGCCATTCCTCTGTCATATACTTTTTTCAAAACACTATAAGGCATACCTGACTTATCTGCTTTCTTAACTAGTCCGTCAATCTTTTCATTGAAGTAAGGGGAATCATATTCTTCTTTACCAAACATTTGATTATATTTTTTAGTATGTTTAGATGGTTTAGTTTTTCCACCTGCATCGCCAGGTGCTGGTTTATAATTTTTATCCATATCGTCATTCTTCTTTCCATATTTTGCAAAGTGTCTTGCCCTTGCTTGTTTAGTAGATTTCGACATCTTATCACCTTCAGCATCTTTAGCATAATATTTTGCAGGTTGTGTACCTTCTCTATCTTTAATGTCTTTGTCTTGTTTTACTTCTTTATCTTCGTTAATATCATTTAACCAAGCTTTATGTACTTTGTTTTTTTTATCTTTGAATGCAACATAATTAGTACCTCTTTGAATAATCTCACCAGATATATTATTTGCTTCAACAATATCACCTATGTTCCATATCTTACCTGTTAGATAAGCGTCTCTTAATGATTCGTAATCATTCATGTTACCCATGTCTTTTTGTTCACGAATACCCATGTTCTTTCTAACGTCTCTATATAATTTTCTTGCGTCTTTAAAACCTGATGGTACTCCTTGTTCAAAGTCTTGTACTTTACCATCAACTGCGGCTTGTCTCATTTTACTTGCAGACATACCTGATACACCTTCTGCATCTGGGTCTCTATCCCCAGCAGAAACTACTTTAATTTTTTTGAAATTATAAAACCCATGTCTTTTACCTGACACATTATTATATGTTGTTAGTAATCTTTCAAACTCTTTAACTCTATCACTACCTACAACCATAGTTAATTCTGTATAACCTTGATCGTATAATGCTGTTGCAATGTTCATCGCAGTTAATGCTTTCTTATCTGCAATAATATTTCTTGCATGTCTAGGAAACATCTTTCTCATGTATGCTATCTTTAACGCATGAGGTAATGGGTCTTTATTTTGATTTTGTGTATATGAGGGAAAAATCTTATAGTCATTGCTACCTGCAACTGACTTTACTTTATTAATAAGTTTTTCGTGACCAGTAGTTGGTGGATTGAATCTACCAAATGTAAATACAACTTCGCCCTTTCCTGGTGCCTCGTAGAGACTAAATTTTTCCAATTTTTTCATCTGCTTTATTTGCCTTTGCGGCTCTTGCCTTTTTAACTTTTAATATTTCGTTTCTTCTTACATTCTTAACTGCTCGTTGTGCAATCTTACCAATGATCGCACCAAATCTTGATGCAATTCTTTGATCAACTTTAATTTTCATTTGTGGGGACATGTCATTATAATTAGGATAGTATTTGCCTACTATCTTTTTCTTAGCAAGTTTTCTTGCTTTCATTTGGATTTTTTCTGGTGATGCCACTCTTAACATCGATCTAGCTTTTTTTGCTTTGAATGCTGATGATTTGGCAAGCATTCTCATCTTTCTTGCCATCTTTCTTCTTTGAACCATATTAACGACTCTGATTTCTTCTAAGTCTTTTGCTAATTCTTTAAAGTGCTTCATTTGTCCCATGCCTTTATCGCTGTGAAGTTATTAAACGAAAACTCCATTCGATCTACTAGTTTTACTGCATTACCCGATACTCTGTCAATTGCGACATAACCTTCTGGGTTTGTCACTTTAAATCCATTACTAGTCTTAATAAAAGTGTCAGTCAGTTGCTTTACATTATTTAGTTTTCTTACAATCTGCATTTTAGCATCTATAAGTAAGTTTTGAAACTTCGCAATATTAGTAAGATTATTAGTATGTTTTCTAAGTTCAATTATATATTGTTTTTGTATATTTTTATATTTCTGTTTCGCATTGGGGGTTTTAACTTTATCTATTTGTTTCTGTAAACTATCTTCTACCCACTTTAAATATCCGTTTGCATGTTGTTTAGGATTAGTAATCTTTTGTCCTTGTCTTACTTTACTATTATTATATGTTTTGTAACCTGCACCTACCATTGCCCCTGTCATACTCTCTTGTAGTTTCATAAACTTTCTTAACAAAGGACCATTAATTGCTCTAAATGTTCTTCCTGTATCAGCTAATATTGATGTGATTGCGTCTGTTTCTTTTTGTGTAAATGTTGATCTACCAGATACATCTTTATATGTTGCATCATCCATCCACACCGAATTTGATTTAGTTAGTTTACTAACATCTGCACCAAACTTTGCTTTCATTGATTGTAATTCACTACCTTCATATGTTGTATGCCATACTACACCAACTTTTGCTTTCTTTACTTGTTGACCAATATCAGAGTCAACAGCAACAGCATATACGATAGTGTTTGGCTGGAAAGTATAATAGTTCTCGCCATCGATCTTATCAGTTCCGACATCATCTGTAAACATGAGGTCGCCTTGAAGTACACCTTTAATGTTAAGTTTTGAAAACTCCTTGAGAGCAATTTTAAACTTTGAGTTAAGTTGACCAGATAAATCATTGTCAATCTCCTTATTAGTTTTATATAACTTTGGACTTTTATTAAATACACTTTTCTTTGCAACAAAAAACTTACCATCAGCAGGGTCAATGCCAGCAAAGATTGCAGGCGCACCATCCCACTTGACAGTCATATTAACAGACGATCTAGAAGAACCTGCTAACATATCTCTTAAACTTCTTAAAAAGTTTATTGATGCTCTTCCACCATCTGTACCAAAGTTTAGAATATGATCTTCTAAATGTTCTAAGTGTAGATTTTTTGTTCCGTCTTGTTCTTCTAAAAATTTCTTCATTTTTTTAATCCGTTATATTTAACTGCAAGAGAAAACTGACCTAACTTTTTAACTCCAGCATGACCTGATTTATTTGTTCTTATTGACATTTCTATAGTCAAACTATCTTGACCAGATTTTAATTCTATATACCACATTTGTTTTGATGTTCTACTTGGATATGCTTTTACAAACTGAACCTGAGGTAAGAATACACCCAACGCATCTTTATCAGTTACCTCTGCATAATCAGTACCAGACGCTTTAATAACCATTGTAGGAACATCTGGTGCGTCTCTTAAAATTTCTGTTTTAATATATTGAAGAGTATTATTTTTATTACTATTAAAAAGATCAATAACTGCTGTTCTCATTATTTCAAGATAAGTATTATAGTCTGCTTCATATTGTTTATTATTTTTCTTATCATAGTTTCTTAAAATTTGTTGTGTTTTTCTATCTCGCATAAAGTTTCTTTCTTGTGGCATTCCTTTGATTCTACCCCATACTTCTTTATACACTCTAGAATAAGTTTGTGCAAGTTTTCTTTCTTGTTTAAAATTTTTAAAAATAGGATTAACATAAGTGTTTAGTTGTGGTTCCGATGTTTTCTTTCCACCTGCTTTTAAACTAACACCTAAAATTTTATTGTCTCTATATACTAAGAAAACATCACCAGGGTGTTTTTTTGGAACACCAAATGGTTTTGTTCTATATCCCCAATATACTTGAGCAATAGGTTTGTCTTTATTTTGATCTGTAAGAAATTTATGAATTGCAATAGCGTTATTCATTTTATCTTCAAACTTAGAAGATGTATCTGCTTTATTAATTGTTTCTTTTGCGGCCTTTTGATCTTTTTCACCAACACAACCAAGTTTTGAAACATCAACGTCTAAACAAAATTCATGAAAAGATTTTGGGTCTGATGGTTTAAAATTTTTTTCAAATGCAATACAAGGAAATAATTCTGTGATAGATGCGTTAAGAGTTGTTTCTGCCATACCACCTGACATTGGTTTGACAAATATTCTAAATGCTCTACCTTCGTATGTACCATCGATAGGGTCTACCGATGAATTAGATGAACCTAGATCAGCAGTTACACCTGCTTGTCTAAGATTACGCAATATCTCGTCTCGGTCTGTTTCTCTGTCTTTTGAACGGACAACAATTACATCCCTTTTAGATGAGGACAGTTTATCAGATTTTTCATATTCTAAACCACGAAAAATATCTATAGGAAGATTCTCTGCGCTTTCTACAATCTCTTGTACTTTTTCTACTAGTGGTTTATAAGTTGACTGTCTTCTTCGTACTTGTTGTACATATTTTCTAATTGACATTCAAATTCTCCATTTACAATTACTTTACATAATATATTTATGTCTTATAAGTTCTCATAAATTTTGGAAACTCAAAGTTTCCAAACGTGCAATTTTTGTTTTGAAAGTCACATAAATGATTAGCATCGTCTTCAAACTTAAAATTTGATATGATTACATCTTTAAATTTTGTGTCAATCATAATATAGGGGTAATTTATATTACTTTCATCAATCTTTACTTTAAATCTTTTATGTCTTTTAAACTTTGATTTTACTGAATTTATCATATTTACCCCCTTGAGTTTTATCAAATAATGCAACATTTTCTGCCTCTTGTCCACTGTTTACTAAATCGTCTTGAGCACCTAACTCAACATCATATAATCTCATTTTAGATCGGTCTATCCCTAAAACAAATCTCTTATTTGTAGAAGGGTCATTATATCTATTCTTTAATTGTTTTACTGTTATTTGATTTAGTTCTTCCATTTCTTCCGTTGAAATTAAAGCAAACATAAAGTCAGCAGTTGCAGGTAATCCAAATGATTCCGATGTATCTTCTAATCCAATATCGGTTGAACCATAACCACTTCTTGTTGTCTGTGTTGCTGATAAAATAGGTAAATTATTTTCTACTGCAAGTCCTCTTAGTTCCTCTGCAATAGACTTAATCATAGTGTAGGAATTAATATTTGTTCCACCTCTAAATCTAGATGAAGCACAAATGTTTAGATAATCCACAAATATAATATCTGGTTTAAAACTTTTCTTAATTGCTAGTTCTTGTATTAATGCTCTAAAATGATTTGTATGTGCTGATGCCGTAGGGTATTCTTTGATAATAAGTTTACCTTTTGTTTTATTGTAAACCTTTTCCATTTTATCTTCATACATTTTTTTAGGAAGATCATGAAGATTGTCCATAGATATATTCATTAAGTTAGCATCTATTCTTTCTGCGATACGTTCCTCTGCCATTTCAAGTGTAATATAAAGTACATTACGTCCTTGATTTAAACAGTTTGCAGCCATGTGACACATGAATAAAGATTTACCAACACCTGTGCCTGCAAGAGCAATATTTAAAGTCTTTTGAGGAAGACCACCTTTTGTAATCTTATTAAAAAATTCTAAGTCAAATGGAATACGTTTTTCTTTTTTATGATAGTATTCAAATCTAGCCTCTGCATCTTTAAAGTAATCATGACCAACTCTATTGTCAAATGATACTGCTAATGCGTCTGTTAATAGACTAGGAAGAGCATCTGGTTTCCTGTTCTTATCTCTTCCCTCAATTATAGAAATACCATCTACAACTGCATTGTAAACTGCTTTGTCTTTACAGAAACGCTCAGTGGTTTGTGTTAACCATTCATCATCTACTGGGTCTACTTGTAAAGTTTCTACTAAAGATGTAATATCTTTATATGTTTGTTCGTTTAAATCTTTTCTACTATTAAGTTCTACTTGAAGTGAAATAGATGTAGGAAGTTTAGAATACTTTACTGCAAACTTACTAATCTCTTCAAAGACAATCTTTTCATTATTGTCTTGAAAGTATTCTGGTTTGAGAAAAGGTATTACTTTTCTTGCGTATTGTTCGTTACTAATTAGATTTGCTAGTATCGTCTGTTCTATATTTTTCATCAATTATTTCCATAAGTATATCGCCGATTAATTTAAAAAACTCTTCCCCAAATTGTTCTCTAGGAATAGCATTGTTTTCTATAATATCATATTCAAACTGCATTGTCAATGACCCATCTTTCTCAATGGGTGTGACTTTACCATATTTGTAAACCACACCAGAAAACTTGCCTTTATTAATTCCTATGCAAGTTTGGTCTGGGTGTTTAGCAGTTTCAATATAACTATAGGTCTTGTCCGACATAGTGTAGATAACTCCCTACCATGTATTTTGGTTTAATAATTGGTTTTTCGCCAGCATGTACATGTGTCCACATAGGCGGAAACATTAACATGGTGCCTTTTTTACATTCAACAGAATGTTTTAATTTTGGAAATGTAGTACCACCCTTTTCGTTATCATCTAGATAAACAAAAAATACTAGAAACCTTGTGCAGTTTCTATTGTCACCTACATCAACATGTGCTTGAAATTCATCATGATCATTTGGATTATATTTCTTCATTCGAATATCTTCTAACGCATATTTCATTGGCCATTCATTTGTAACACCAACTGACTTAGCATATTTCTTAGCATGTTCTACAAAGATATGAACCATATCAGTTTGTTCTTTTTCCCAATTTGACTCTCTAAAGTTTAGTTGAGTAAAGTTAACACCTGTGTCTGAAAATCTTTGTTTATCTTTAGTGGCTGCATCTTCAAACTTCTTAATTAAATTATCACAAAATTCATCTGAAAATGCATTTGGGAATGTTCGAATTAAATTATCTTGATACATTAATCTATTTCCTTTTCATCATGACCATATTTAAATTCTTTTGCAGCTGCAATCTCTAACTTCTCTAAGATTTCATCTGTAAAATATAGTTCTGGTTTATCGTTAATCTGTTTACCAAATACTTTTTTACCATCTGGCATTTCATACTTAGTAGATACTTTTTTAAATATATCGTATTTTTCTGCAAGTTGTAAAAGACCATAGTGTCTATCAAGACCTTGATCATATGTAAGTCTTACTTCACATAAAGAGTTTTCTTTTGTCAATCTAGATTTTTGATTTTTAATCTTAACAATGTTTCCTACAACCTCTGTACCATCTTTTTCTTTTTTCTTAGAAAGATATACAATAGATGAAGCTGCATATTTAAGACCAGAACCACCACCCATTTCTTTCATTGGAATATAAGAACCAACTACATCGTAAGTATGATTTGTTACTACCATAGGTACTTTTGCTTTACCAAGTTTCAAAGTCAACACTCTAAATGCAGCTTTTAATACTTGGGCTCTTGTCATATCTCTAGTTTCTTTACCTTCGCTAGTATCTTCTACTTCTTTTGTAGTAGATAACATTCCTAAAGAATCTAAACACATAAACAAAGGTTTTCTATCTGCCTCTGGTTTTTCTAGATATGTATCTAATACTTTAATTGCTTGTGTTCTAAATTCTTGTACAGTTGCAACAGGAAGAATAACCATTCTATCAGACGCAATACCTCTGTCTTCAACCATACTTTTAGTGATTGCACTTTCAGATTCGAAATAGATAACACCACCGTCTGGGTTTTTATCTAAAAAGTTTTTACACATTCCCATTAAGAAAAATGTTTTACCTGTTGCAGACTCACCTGCCAATGCAGTAATTTTGTTTGCAGGTAATCCACCATTGATACTACCTGATAAGATAGCATTCATAATATAACTACCTGTATCGATAAAATTTTCTACATCACCAGACTCGACACCATCTGATACAATCCCAGCATATTCATTGCCAGTTTGTTTGATTATATCTTTCAAAAAATCATTTGCCATTATTATTCTCCATTATCACCTTTTTTAAATCTGGTGCTTTATAGTTTGGACCTTTCATTACTTTGCCAGTAGGCCCTTTCACTGCTTTTCCATCCGAACCCATTTTAGACATGTTTGAATTATGCACTTCTTCAAAACATTTGTCAAGGTTAATACCCATTGCATGTCCAGCACCATATGTAACATACAGTATATCTGTCAATGCATCTGCGATCTCGACAACATCCATTTTATTTATTGCGTCAATTAATTCAGTAAACTCTTCCTTAATTAACTCTGTTCTTAACTTTGCAACTTCAAATGTAGGTAAAGATGGTTTATCTAATACCTCTTGATCGTATGCGTTCATGAAATCTTTTACTTTATCGAAATTACTCATTTTACTGCCATTGCCCCTACGAACATGTGATTACGCCAGAATGGTTGTACATCCTTAAAACCAGCATCATGCATGTATTGTTCAATTTGATGCCATGTATTTGGTTTCATCATGTTTCTTAATGTTTGTTCTTTATCCATAATGTCTTGCGTTGTAAAAAACTTTCGTTTGTAATCGTAATAATTAAATGTAATCATATCTTGAAACTTAGCACTTTCACAAATAGTTTTTTCTGCAAAGACAAATGCACCACCTTCATTTAATCCGTCATAAATTTTTTGAATTAATGCTGATCTATCTTTTTGAGGCATGAATTGTAAAGTAAAGATAGAAGTAACCAATGATGCATTTCTAATATCTTTCTGTCTAGCATCTTCTTGCATGAATACACATTTTGAATTTGGAAATTCTTTTGTAATTCTAGACTGTGTAGTTTGCATTGCATCGACAAACCCATCAGCAATTTCAATACCATAATAAGTAACATTATTAATATCTTCGTTTTTTCTAACTAACGCTTCTGTTACTTTACCTGTTGAACAACCAATGTCATAAACATTTGTATCTGGTTCAATAAAATATCTAGAAAGAGATACAACGTCACTCAACAAATGTTGATACCCACGAATACTTTTATCTATGTGTTCGTCAAAACCTTCTTCTCTGTGTGCAAAAGTAAAGTCTACCATAATGATATTACCCCCATAATAACAAAGAATACAACAAATGCCCAAGTGTCTAATTTGTATTCTTCAACTAAATCGTAATGATTAGTGTTTTTTCTTTTTGTTCTTTTCATGTAACTCCTCATGTTTTCTATGTCCTTTATGATTTCCCATATAATAATCGCCTGGTTCATAATCCCAAACTTTACCATGATGTCCTCTAATGTCTGCCCATAACATTCTAATTTTCACAATCATTTTTCTTAGTGTTTTACTCATAAATTCTTTAATACTTTTTTATACATTGAGTCTGCAAGATGAGCCATCATTAAACTAGGTACCATACGACCACATCTTTCACTTTTTTGTGCCCACTTTCCTGTTAGTTTAAAATCATCTGGTAATGATGTAACTCTTTTTAGTTCACCCAAAGTAAATTTTCTATCATCATTCCAATGACAAACTCCAGCAGTTTTTTCTGTTGCACCCATTGCCGTAATAGTAGGACTTGGTTGAAACTGTGAAGCAATCTTTAAATTAAAATGCCAACCTTTAGGATGATAGTCTGTTCCTGTAATAACCTTTGCTGGATTACGAGGCATCAATACACATGTTTGTTTATAGTATGCTGTCTCTTTCCATTTTTCAGTTAACATTGCCACTTCTTCTTGGTCATATTCTAATCCGTCAAATGCACCCTCAAGAGTTGTTATTGTATTATTAGGTGTAGGAAATAAAGATGATAAAGTCATAAAGTTTAAACCAACTTCATCCATAATATCATTTCTAACTGCCATAAAGAAAACTCTTCTTCTCCTTTGTGGAACACCAAATTGAGAACAATCATGTACCTTTGCAACTACTTGATACCCAATATCTTCAAATGTATTTTGTATTTTGTTAAAGTATTGTTTTGCTTCTCCAACTGTTAGACCTTCAACATTCTCTGCAATAATAGTTTTTGGTCTGATAACATCAGCAACTCTTAAAAACTCAAAGAATAAATCTTCAATGTTAGTTACTGTTTTGCCATCTGAATATTGTTTAGTTTTTCCAAACCCATCACTATGTACAGTTCCCTCTCTTGCAAGAGTACCACACATACTAAATGCTGAACAAGGTGGACTACCATCTAATAATTCTAGTTCACCTTCTTTTAATTTTGTAATATCTAAAAAATCTTTACCTGTAAGTTCTTTAATGTCACCATCAAGTATTGGTGTGTTAGGGTAATTATCTCTGTAAGTATTTCTTGCTTCTTCAACAAACTCATTGATTGCAAGTATCTTTCCACCTGCAAGTCTGTAACCTGTTGATGAACCACCTCCACCTGCAAAGGTAGATATTACTCTAAATTTATTTAACGCCTCTCCAGCGTAAACATCTTTCAATAAATATGGTTTATATTTCATTATAAAAAGTTCTCCAAGTTTGCTTGTGATTGATTTATGTTATACCAATCTCTACAAATATCCATTACTCTTTTACGATTATAGAGATTTATAGTCTTATTGTCAAGAAGTTTTTCAAATAATTTATCAACTTTAGCACACAATTGATAGTTGATATGTCCTTTAATTTTGATCTTTTTAAACTCTTCAAATTTACTTTGTATTAAATATTTTTGATATGGTTTGTTTATATCTTCCCATGTTTTAGTATAGAAATAATTGTAGACCGAATCATCTAGATATGGGACACACAATACTTTGTCAAACTCTTGACAAAATTGTTTTAATTGTAGATAACCTGCTGGGTTTGGATTTTCTTTAAAGTAATTGTGTCTAAATTGTTGCATCTTTTCTAGTGTATGTCTAAAGTGTATCATTGCTTTTTTACTCACACCATAGTATCCGTCTGCAGCTAAACCTGATAATATATACTTCTCTTTAATTTTAGGAAAAGTATAGATCAACGGAAATGTACATTCGTATTGTGTTTTCTTTCTGCAATCATATTTTGATGCAAGTAATTTAAAATCTTTTACTATGTTTTTTTCTGGTAAATCAATTGTTGTTAATGGAACATTGAATATATCGCATATCTCTTTTGCTTTAATTGAATCATAAGTATCTTCATTCTCTGGTCTGAAAGTGTAACAATGTACTTTCTTTCCTAGTCTTAATGCTGTAAATAATAAAGTACAACTGTCTGTTCCACCACTCATCAAAATTGCAACATCATGACCGCCAGTTTCATTACCAACTATATTTCTAAGCAATCTATCTATCATGCGAAAAAGTCCTCTAGTGTTCCTTGCGTACCATATGATCTATCAACACTCCAATTCATCTTTTCAATAATATAGTTTAATGGTTCTACAAAAGATTTTTCAAATTGTAATTCATAGTCAACTTTAAAGTCTAGTTCTTTTGGAAGTTTTGTAATAAACGCAATAGATGATGATTGATATAAATTAGGAAGTTTCATGTACAAGAATTTAATCTTATCACCTTCTTGAATAAATGGATACCTACCATTTAGATTTTCTTTTTCAACTAAATGATTATATAAGATTGCACCTTTAACATGAATAGGAGCACCTTTTTTAAATAGAGAAGAATGATCTCTCCACTTTTTTAAACCATTTACACTTCTAGGATATGCAACTAGTTCAGGTGGTAATGTCATAAACTCTTTTCTAAAGTCTTGAATAAATTTATTCATATCTGTTTCACTACCAGACATTAATATCTTCAATGCCTCTTTAATTTTTTCTCTACAAGCCGCAGGTGTAGATGACTTAACTGCTTCTATTCCCATGATCTTGAGTTCTGGTTCTTTATATCGAACACCTTCAACATCCCAAGCATTAAGAATATATCTTTTCTTCGCAGTCCATATACCTTTGTCTGCAATAACTTCACGTTTCATTTGCATCTTTTGATCATACGCATTTAAATAATCTGCAAGTTCTTTATACGACTTATCAATAAAAGGTTCAATCTTTTCTTTTGCAATAGTATTAAGAAAGTCAATAGGATTTTTAGGATTGAGCATTTCAATTAGTTTATCAAATGTAATATAAACTGAATCTGTATCAGATGCCAATACATAATCCTTATCTTTAGTTTTAAGTAAATCATTCATGTATTCATTAATCTTGTTTTCAATCCAACGAATAGATAATTGACCTGAAGTGGTAATCGCTTCTGCCATTGTATTAGAATAGTATCTAAACCAATTGTTTCCAATCGCACCATAGGCAGAGTTTAGTGAAATCTTTTTTGCCATTTGAATATTATTAAACTTAGATATTTGTTTAACATATTTAGCATCTTTTGTATTTACATAATTTTGTTTTGCCTCTAACATATACTGTTTGTACTTAACCCGATCTTCATACATCTTTGCCATGATCTCTGGTAGGAAACCTTGTTTGTTTGTATTAAACAAAGCACCATTAGGTGTCATTGTCACATTATCAAGAACCGATGTATCAACCTCTTTGTTAAGAAGTTTATCAACTGACATGCCTGGTACAGTTTGTTCAGACTTCATTGTTTCTGGTGAAATATTATACTGCATAATCAAGTGTGGATACAAAGAGTTTAAGTCAAAAGACAATACCCATTTGTGCATACCAACTTGTGGTTCTTTAACATATGCTCCAGCATACTTACTACTCTTACTAGTAACTTTCTTTTGTGGAATAACAATACCTTTATCCATAAGATAATTATGAATTAGAACATCCCAATATCTAACCGAACCAAGAACATCTGTATAATTTACTTTTGCCTCATATGCCATAGTTAAACATAGTTCAATTAGTTTCATTTTATCTTCTAATGCATCAACAAGTTCCACATCTTTAATATTGTAATCAATAAATGATTGATAGTCTTTTGTATACCAATCTCTAAAAGTTTCATGTGGGTTTTCATCTTTCTTAACACCCAACTCGACATATGCGATATGATCTAGTCTATAACTTTCTTGATTAGTATATGTAAACTTTCGATATAAATCAAAATAATCTAAAGCCGCAATACCTTGAATGTCATAAACCATTTGGGTTCTACCCATCTGATAAACTTCTTTTGAATGAACAGCTCCCCATGGTGATAATCTTTTAGCATCATCTTCGCCAAGAATATTTTTAATTCTATTGACCAGATAAGGAATATCAAAAAACTCTGTATTCCAACCTGTTATAATATCGGGGTAATTAGATCGCCAGAAATTAATAAAATCATAAAGCATATCTTTTTCATTTTCACATTTGAAATAAGTTACATCTTTACGATCAGTTGTATATTCTCTTATACCAAATACAACGATCTCTTTGTTTTGTTGATTTTTTAATGTGATAGATAATAGTTCTTCCTCTGCCACATCTGGGTTAGGAAATCCATTTTCACAAGCAACCTCAATATCAATTGTTGTAATTAGAATTTTATCTTTATCAAAATCATTTCCGTATTCTTCATTTAAAAAAGAATACTGAAATTGTGTATTACCATGAACAAGATGAGGTTGATCTTTATAATTTTCAACCCACTCTTTTGCTTCTTTA